ACTGTGCCAACAAATCTTTTCTTTCACTTTGGGACTTATCTATGAATACTGAATTATTACCTTGTAGTGATAAACAAGTAAATACAAAATCTTCGTAAGAACCTAAATACTGTCTAATGATACTACTTGTATCTCTTCGTTGTTCTCCATTGAGTGATGTTACTACACCACCTTCTTCTTTCCAAAAATCTACATCTACTTTTACCGTTCCTCGTTTGGTTCGGTGAGCATCTTTTTGTATGTAGTAGTCAATACCATCAATCATAAAGTGAAACTTACAATGAAATGTATTTTTTCGGTTATTCATTATATGGTCTGCTTTGTACGCCCTACTACACTTATCAAATATACAGAATGAAAGTGCATCAAATATAGATGACTTACCACTTGTGTTGGGAGCAAATAAACCCAATACACCTTCCATTGTAGTGAAGTCTATACTATTACCCCCACCATAAGAAAACATATTATCAAACTCAAACGAAATAGGTAACCATCTAATGTTTCTTACAACTTCCTCGTCAGGTATTTGACTATTGAGTTCTCTGTTTATATCTTGAACCTGTTGGATTATATCACTTTCTAAAAACGGATAGTTTCTGTCTATGTAGTCTTTGATAAGAGCGTTTTGGTGTTCTACATTCTGTATATTATCATAATGAATAGTGGATGAAAAATCACCTACCTTTTGTTGAGAAAGTGTGTCTGTTCGTATAACTGTGAATTCATCAACTTTATACTTCTTTCTTATTTTAGTCAGTATCTTTTTAAGGTCTGCGTTGTCGGTATTAGATACTTTAATTCTCAATCGTGGTTTCTTTGGCATATCATCAACCACAGGAAACTCACCATCAATAACTTCTAATGTATAATAACCATAGTCATTTGGTATTTCCACAAACTCACTTGTTCGGGTTTCCACATCCCAAACCAACATACCGTGTCCTTTGAGATTTTCACCGTGATTCTGTTGTATCAATGAACCTGCATACGCAATAGTATGTTCGTCATTTAGGTATTGATAGGAATGAATATCTCCAAGTAAGAACATATCAAACCCTTCCATCATTGGAACCTGAACCTTGGTGTTATGTATCTTAAATCCAACATCCGTTCTCGCACTATCTACTGGCCCGTGATACAACCCAACCTTTACATTATCACCCTCTACGTCTTTTGCTTTGATAAAGTTTTCTACTTCATCAAAAATACTCCATACCACAAAATCAACATTACCGTGATTATAAACTCCACCATCTTTGTAATAATATAAATTATCAATATCAAGTGTATCTATAATTGGAGACAACACATCCATTCGGTAAGTGTTGTTTAGGTTACAGTCGTGGTTTCCTGTGATTACAATAGTATCACATAAGTCTGTCAAACTCTCAAAGAAGTTAGCCGTCATATCAACTAACTCGGGGGACATCTCTGTTTTGGAATGTGCAATATCACCAGCGACAACTATGACAGAATTGTCAGTCTTTCTGTCTTTGATTTCTTTATACAACTTCTTAAATACTTGTTTGTATTCGTTGTGTCGTTTTAAGTTTCTAACGTGTATATCTGCGATATGAAATATCTTATCTATCATACGAATTGTAGTTTAACTAAATCTGTAAAATCTGTTTCTTCTGTTTGTTTGAGTAATTCAGTTACATCCTTAAATCCTAAATCATTTGGGTCTTTATCTTTTAACTGAACTAAATGAACTCTAATATGTTGTTCCATCAATTTCTTTGTAATGTCTAACGCCTCACTTCTAGCGTCATCGTCTAACATCACATAAACTTCTTTAACATCTCGTTCCAATATCTTATCATACAATTTACTTGGAAGTCGTTTCCCCAATAATGGTATAACATTTCTTTTTGTTGATATAGCATCAAACACACCCTCAACCAACACCAATGGTAAGTCATATGATATGGTATTCTCAAATATAACTTGGTTTTTTGATACGGGTGGGTTTTTATATTTCATTGACGATTGGTAATAGTTTCTAGCAACAAAGTAGTTTAACTTACCATCTTCGTCATAAGATGGAACGATGATATAGTTTTTATATGTCCCACTATCACAATATCCAATGTTATACTTGATTATATCTTCTCTACCAATACCTCTAGCCTTTAGGTAATTTATAACATTTTTTGTTTCGTAGTTCTTTGGTGCTTCTGTGAGTGGTATAAACTCTTTTGGTAATGAGAAATAAACTTCTGTCTGTTCTTCGTCTTGTTTCTCGTAAGTTGTTTCCCCTGTAATCTTTCTTAAACGAATAAACACACTATCGTCTGCGTTTAATTGTTTGAGGAGTGTGTATAGTTTCTTACCACGAGAATTACAAACCCAACACTGCCATTTCTGTGAGTTTAGGTTGATGGCAAGTTTCTTTTTGTGATGATGACAGAATGGACAATAGAAAGAACATTCATCACCACCGTGGTCGGTGTATTCACCCAATGAACCGTGGAGTAAGTCTAAAAGTTTTTCCTTGGTATTACTATTCATAGATACAAAATAGAAATAAAAAACGAAAGTATCAAATTTTACGAAGTAAGTAATTACCCAACACCAAATAGTCCATATCACATTTTAAGAATGTTTCTATGGCTGTTTTTGGGTCATTTACCATTGTTTGTCCTTTGAGATTAAAGGAAGTGTTTAATAGAATTGGATACCCACTATCTTTCTCAAATTGTTTCAGTAGTTTGTATATTCGTTTGTTGTTTTCTCTAACCGTTTGTATTCTCGCACTCCCATCTACGTGTGTGATAGATGGTAAAGACTTTTGGTATTTTTCATTCACCTGAACTACTTGGTTCATATATGGGACATCCTCGGTATAATCAAAATAAGTTGATTGGTCATCATAGGTCACCATTGGTGCAAACGGACGGAACCCTTCTCGTTTCTTTACAACTTGATTTACTCGGTCTCTCATATGTATCATTGTTGGGTTTGCGAGTATAGACCGATGACCCAATGCCCTAGCACCAAACTCTAACTCCCCCTCAAACCAACCAACAACTGAACCTCCATTGATTAGTTTAGATATTTCCTCAATCAATACATCATCATCTAAACGAGAAAACCCTACATACATTATATACTTTGATATGTCATCTAATATTTGTCCATCGGTATAGGATGGCCCTAAAAATGGATTAGTATTGACCACTCGTTGTTTGGGGTCTTGGTTGGTATAATAAAAATGTAAACACACTCCAATAGCAGAACCCGCGTCACTTGGAGCAGGGGGAACCCATAAATTCGTAAACTTGGTCTTTTGTTTTATCTTACCGTTAGCAGTTCCATTGTACGCACATCCACCCCCTAAACATAAATTAGTAATACCTGTTTCGTTTTGTATATAGTTTAGTAAGTTAAATAAAATAGTTTCGTAGTGATATTGTAGGGTGGCGGCTAAGTCTTTGTGTTTCTGTTCTATCTCATCTTCAGGAAATCTGTTTTCCATTTCAAACAGTTCCATCATCTTTGAGTTAAACATTATCTCATCACTTTTCTCAAACTCAAAGTATTTCATATTCAGTTTATAATCACCCCAATACAATTCGTAAAGTTTCTCAAATTGTTTGTCATAGACAGAAAAATCACCATAGGGGGCGAGACCCATAACTTTATACTCACCTTCGTTTGGTTGGAATCCTAGAAAAGCGGTGATGGTTGAGTATAACATTCCCAATGAATGTGGGAAGTTTATAGACTTTATTTTTTTAGTATGATTTCCTTTTCCAACAGAGATTGATGTAGTTTCCCATTCACCAACCCCGTCAACTGATAATATAATTGACTCATTAAAAGGTGATGTATAGTATGAATACCCAATATGGGATTGATGGTGATTACCTGATACTACGGTTGCATTTGGAAAGTCTTTTTTAAAACTATCATACACTCGTTTATAGTAACCCTCAACTTTGTAAGGTTTAGTGGACAAAAGTGATGATGTTTTTTTAACACGGTCAACTTTTAAGTCAGGGTCTTCATAAAAACAAACATATGATATATCATCACCCGTCAATTCATTCTGTGATAATATCCACTCAATTGATTTGTTTGGATATGAACTGTCGTGTTTGATTCCTGTGAACCGTTCTTCTTCAACTGCAGATAATACTTTACCATTTAAAGTCAAACATACTGCGGAGTCGTGGTATCCACAACTAATTCCTATTATGTATTTATCTGTAAGATTCAATCTTCAATATCTCTAGGATACCACTTCCCACCAATATTAGAATTAAAATATTCGTCTTGTCTTTCTAACACTTCAAGTTGGAATAGGTATTTGGTTTCTAAATATGATAATCCTTTCTTTGTCTTTGCAAATTCAATTATCTCTCTACTAAAAATACTATCTCCGTGTTCTAATAACAAATTCTTGACCTCTACGTGTGAACCGTGATATGTTTTCCAATCACTTTCTACGTGTTCCACTCTTTTTCGTTTCATACCTTTTAACGGTGGTCTTGTTTTCTTATGGTATAATGATTTTTTACCAACATACTTTTTACCCGTTGGTATGTGTGTCACCTGATATACAAACCCAATAGTTCCTTCAGGCATATCTTCTATGTCTTTAATCTCTTTATCTTTATATAACCACATTATTTTATATGTCTAGTTTTGCTCTAAATACAATAGGAAAGTCTCTTGGTATTGGAACGGGGGTAGATAGTTTAGCCGCAGCAAGTAAATCACCCACTTCATCATACCAACCAATGGTAGTTACATATGGAGTTAGTGAAGAACTAACCGAACCACTTGGGTCAAATCCAAAGAACTCGGGTATGATTGTAGTATCACTTATTGACTGTGAATATGATTGTGAAACTTCTTCTATGGTATAACTATACCGTGGTCGGTCTAGTGTTGTTTCACCCCGTAGTCTAGCTGTTGGGTTGGTTGAGAAGTTAAACTCTCTTGGTTCTACTTGTGCCTGAAATACTAATGTTTTCTTTCGGTGTTTACTTCTGAATGTTAAATCAAATCCACCTAATCCAACGTGAGTATAAGAACCTGTATCTGTAATAACTACACTACCAAACTCATAGAATACATTACCCACATAAGTTGTAGAACCACTTACTACTAAATTACCAAAGCCATCGTCTGTGAAAATAGTGGATGATGTAGTATCGTTTAATATAACAGAGTTTTCTTTTATCTTCTCATCAAATACCGATTGTGATACTTGAATAAGTGTGAGTTTATTGTGTAACGATTGTGTGGTTTCGGGTTTATACTCATCGGTGTAAAACTGTCGTTCAATACTACCAAACAAAGGCCCCTTAAATATACCATTGGTTGTGGTGTCTGCTGAACTTGTTTCAAATGAACCCGAAAACCGTGTACCTTCTAAAGTCGTAACAAAACTACTTGTATGTGCTAATACAAACTGTTTGTTTGTTTCATTATCAAACTCTAGAAAGTCGCCAGGTCTTAATGTTTTCATTCATTTATCTTAAAAATCAACTTTAATCTTCACAAGTGATTCTGTATCTCTACCGTTTAAGATAGGTCTTGAAACTTTTGCAACTGCGAGTAATTCGTTTTGTTCGTTGTAAAGTCCAATAGTAGAAATGTAAGTTACAGGTTCGTTGTAAAGAGAATCAATGATTTGTTTATCACTACCACTTACATAGGTTGGGTTATTGGAGAAATTAAACTCTTTATTTCTAACTCGTACAAAATAACTTTGAGAACTTACATCTTCAGCAGACCTTGCTTTTGCATAAGCACCACCTACAAGTGAGTCAAATAAAGAATAGTGTAAATTGTCATAAGTTCCAGCCGCAGTGTTTGTAGTTGACCCTGTAATTTCTGTTGAACCAATAACACCAACAGTATCTCCAATAGCAGATGGGTTTAGAACTACAATACCACTTTCGGGATAGAACTTACCATAACCTTCACCGTTTGATGCGGTGTAAGTTACAATGTCTGAACCTGTTGTGGTTAGGTCAATCGTACCACTTGCGATGTTGTAAACCGCACCACCTGGCCCAATAGTTGGGTTGGTTATGTTTGCGGAGTCATCAATAAACTTAAACACACCATTAGAACCACTAAAGTGAATTTCAAATGAATCTGTATCAAGTTCTTCTTTAATTCGTGTTCTACTGAAGTTTAGGATAAATGCATCATTTGATGTATGACCGTCTGCGGTTGAACCTGTGTAGAATGTGAATTGTGTAACATCAACAGGTAGTAATGTGTTTGCATATTGTTTGTAAACGGCTTGAGTTGGTCTACGAGAACCACTATCAGTGGCGACAGTTGGAGTACCACTACCACTTATATTACCATAACTCAATGTAAATTGAACTGCGGCAGTTGAATCGGTACTTGCTGTTTGGAATACGTCTATATAATAAAGACCTCTACCCGTTGAACCTGTTTCTGCGGCTTGTGAACCTGTGAAGAAAGTTGTTATACTCGCGGCATCACCACTAAATACACCTTTGGTTACTTTCTTCTTTACGGTGATTACGTCATCAGGTGATAAGTTTTTGTATATGTTAGCCATTTATTATACCGTTTGTCGTGTTACTGTTACATTGATAGTTGAGGTAGCACCACTTTCATTTCCTGTCAGTCTAATCGTACCTGTTCTGTTGATATTCACAACATTAGATGGATAGAATCTAATAGAAGTTGCAGATAGTGATTGTACTATACGAGATGAGCCGGGGTCTTCAATAAGTTGTGATTCTCCAAATTGTGTTCCGCCAGGTGCTACTTCTAATCTACCTAGTCGTGTGTCAGATAGTAAAGCGGTATATCCAAAACCACTACCATCTAATGCAGGAGTTGTTGATACTCCTAAATCAATAAAATCTTTTTCTCCAGCAATTACAGAAATCGCACTTGTTCCTAAAACAAGTTTTGGAATATTCTTTGTATTTGCAGGAAGTGTTACAAGTTTGTATCGTAGTAAAAGTGTTTCATCGGGTACTGCTTCCGTTACAGGTAAGTTCTCAATAGCTGTTCCGTAGAAAGCACTTCCAAGTGGGTGTGCAGAATCATAAAGGGAGTAATCAATCTCATCGTCAGCCAATGCAAACTTTGTTACATTAAATTGACCCTGTGAGAGCAACTCTCTACCTTTGTTAGTTAAAACTGCATCAACAACAGTTGTGTTATTATTTAGGTATGCCATAGTTTTTTTCTCGTAATTAGTATACTAATAAATATAAATGATTATTTTTTTTTATCCAACTGTGAGTTTAATATCATCATCTGTATCACTCACAACAACTCTAGTTTGTTTTGATGTATTAGATACACTAGAATCTTCTTTACCACGTGATGAAATATTTAATTCATCTTTCACATAAGTAATACCGTTTATTACTTGTGTGGTCGCGGTATTTCGTCCCACACCAAACCCACGTTCGGGTGACGTTGGTCTGATTTTTTTAATTTTATTTTCTTGTGTTACCGCTACGCCAGGTTTGGTTCCTGTATATGGGTGTTTGATAGCAAACAACGTACCATCTTCTTCTTTTAACTTTTTATATTCTCGTACTTTCTCAACATACGTTTTGTTAGATGATGTACGTTCATCTCTATTGATTGTTCCTATCTCACTTTCAATTTCATTTAATCTTGTTTTATTGTCACGTTTTCTTACTTCAAATACTTTAGGTTCTTCGTATTCATCACGAACTTTTATTAAACCGTTTTCATCAAATTCGTTATCCTGAACAATTTTACTCACAAAATCATCATTTACAGATATTACATTTTCATTTTGATTACTGAAACCACCTCTATCCTCGGGTGATGGGAATGCGTCGGGTGATGTTTTTAGAATGTCTAAACCTGGCCCAACAGGATTAAATGAAATAAGTTCGGATGGAACCGATGGTGGTTGTGCTAGAATAGATTGTTTTGGTTGACCTGTATTAGACTCGGGTAAATCATTTTGTGACGTATCATTGGACAATGTTACATCTTGTGATGGAGGTGTAGTTGTATATGATGGTGGTACTTCATTACTTTCATTTGCTAAACTTGTAGTGTCAGCTTTACCCAATCTTTTTGCTTTACTTCTGTCTAACAAATGTGGTTCAATGAATATAGCGGTTGTTAGGTTAGCCTTTTCAGGTACAAACTTTTTAATGTTGTTAAATAATGTCTTATCAAAGTTTCTAATATACTCTATAAAGAACTTTGTTTTTTGATTACTACCAATATTTTGGAAGAAATTATCTACTAATGTTTGTAAAGAATTGTAAGTGTCTGTGTAGTTTTCTGTTGGGTCTGCATACTCACTTGATAAATCTTTATTACCAAAGTGTTGTGTGATAATCTCATCTACAATTTGTGTTGGAGAGAAACCAATAACAAGTTCGTTAATATCTGTTACATCTTGGAAAACTTCTTTGGATTGTCGTTCTAACTCTAATTGGTTTTCTACACTCTTTGTTTCAACTGTAATAAATCGTTCTCCTTCTATAATATTGAATGTACCCTCAATATATTTTACAGTTGTTTTACTTGGTAATACTTCTACTGAATCATCAATCGTTCGTGTATTATCGTTAGTGTCTTGGTATGTATACGTCACATTACCATCACCCAATCTACTTAAACTAATTGTAGCTGTTACTATATTCTTTGGTTCACCTTCATATGGAGTATTTGGTGTTAGTGTATTACCACTCAATGTTTGAGTCAATCCATATCGTACTTTATTACTTGACTGTTTTGATTCACCCACATTAGGAGTGGAGATGTATTCGGTTCTAGTAGAACTAATCCAATCGTCAATCGTAATTCCTGACGCACTAACTGTTGTTATATACTGTGGATTAAATACCAAGTTAGGTAGTGAACCTGTAAAGTCTGTTCTAAACTCTTGTTCTATATCCACTCGTACTTTTAACGATGATGGTATTTCTAATGGATTGTCTAGTTTGATTGACTTTGGATATTTAGTATGTTCGGTGAAGTTACTATCAGTTAAAACTGCATCCCACATTCTCAACTCATCCAAATACCCACTAAACTTGGTGTTGTATGTATCAAATGTACCAAATAAGAATCCATCAACTCCATTAAATACATTATCTAATGATTGAGATACACCATCGGGTATAACACCACTTGCACTTATTTGATAGTCAAACTCACCATTCACTCGGTCAAACTGATTGGCTAATATCTCATAACTACCACTAGATGTATGTTGTGCTAGTACCATCCACTCACCACTATAAAATGGTGCAATAGAAGAACTCATTGTAAATGTGTTTGTTCCGTCAAAGATACTGAACTGAATATCACCGTCAGTTGCGTTACTACCCGTGTCCTTAAATCCAATAGTAAACCCACCACCACTTGAATTACTACCACTAAAGAATGTAATTGTTTCAGCAGACCCCGTATACTCAACATTTAACTCAACACCTTTTATAGATGAAATGTTTGAATCACTTTGAGTGATGTGTAGGTTTGTATCACTATCTATTTGTAGTCTGTAATTTTGTCTTTCTTCCGTAATTTCAGTTGACAACCCATCGGGGGTTTGGAACGTACCATATTCACGGATGAATAATGTAGAATCAGGAACACCATATGACGCAACCAAACCTTTTATCGCACGTCTAGTTCCTTTTTGTTTTAATAAGAATGGTAAGTTAGTTAGTAGTCGTCTAACCGTTTCTTTTTGTTGTTTCTTAAATGAGAAGTCAGTTGTTAGACCACCTTTACCTGTATCGTCTTCGTTTATACCTAAAACATATTCCCAAATATCTTTTTCACTAAACCCAACGTCAAGGTTGTTTGCATACATATTAAGTAGAACTACACTCAAGTCCTCACTCAACCCTTTTGTTACATCGTTACTCCAATCATATAAGTTTGATAGTTCTTTACCGTACAACCAAATCTCATCCATCAACGTACCTACCATATCAACAAATAAGATATAGTCTTCGGAGTTTGTATCTTCTCGTAGGTACTCGGGTGTGTTGTTCTTAAAACTATCTCTGTTTAGATTATCATAATCTCTACCAACTGATAGTAAATTGTTATACCAAGTTATTACATCATTGGACGTAGATGATTTAAGAGCGGGTTTTGCTTTCACACTTATATTATCTATTCTTAAAAACCCACCAACAACACTACCACCATTTATAATCAAGTCGTTAGAACTATCACCTGTTTTGGCAGTAAATCTAAATGAATTAGAACCACTTGGGAATCTACGTTCTTCTGTAATCTGAACCCCATTATAAGACATAGATATTGGTAAACTTCCTTTGTGTACGTCAAACGTTACATCATAAATCGTACCAACGTCTAATGATACACTTTGTGATACTAAACCATTAAAGTATATGTCAAGTCTTTCATTATTTATACCTGTCGGTGAAACGTCCAAATACCAACCCGTACCTGATGAAAAATCACCATTGGTTATTTGTTCGGTTGGTGTAGTCTTAGGCCATTCTGCAAATATACCTTCAGATGATGAAACAATAGATGATGAATAGATAGAACCACTTGTGTTAAATAAGTGAGTTTCGTAATCATCAAATGTACTTTTTAACAATCGTATATCATCATCAAGTTTATCTATTTGAGTTTGTTTTCTAATAGCATTATCTGATGATGACGATATTGCGGTACTTTGAGATTCATAGGTTTCTAGTTGTTGTACTTTGTAATAGAAGCTTCTAACTCTTTCTTCTGCGGAACTAAATTTTACAAAGTTTTTGTAGTCGGTGAAGTCGGTGTTTAGTTTTATTTTCTTTTCTTGTAAGTAATGGTCTATTACTTTTTTACCAACAACTGAACCACTACCACCTGTGATGGTCTCAAATGATTGATAGTTAGAAAACACATTGTCTGCATTTTCTTCTATATCGGACTTAAAGTTAGGAGTCAAAAATATGTTTGAAGAAAGTGGTTCTAACTCCGATAAGTCAACAGAAAATACTTTTGGTAGATAATTGGTATTAAATAAACTTACCTCATCAAACAACTCAACAGACAACGGAACAGGTGATTCCATTACAAGTATTAGTGAATCTAATACATCAATCTCTCGGTTTACTTGTTGTAATGAACCACCACGAACCCAATTTATAATAGGTAAGAAATTACCTTTACTGTCAACAACTGAATACTTTAGGAACCTATCTTGTTCTGTGAGTTCGTATTCAGGTTTTGTCAAATCAGTAGTTATTTCTGTAACGTACTTATTGACTCTGTTTTTTAACCCTTGTCTTATCTTTTTACGTACTTCTTCACCCGTGGGTTTTGTTTCTCCTGTGGGTTCGTATTCACACGTACCGTCATCCTCGGTAGCATTGGGATTATAGTTTTTTGCTTTAGGGTCAGTACACCCTCTGATTACTTGGGGGTCTTCTTTGTCTAATTTTTTTATTGTTTGATACACAGTATGTTTTTCGTGTGACCCCTCAAATACAACTCTGTTTTTTATCTCTATACCATATCTACCATCAACAAATGGGTCAAGTGTTGTGGGTTTATCAAACTCATAAACTAGACTACCACCACGACCCGTTCTAACAAATTTAATTTCGGGTGGGTCTTCTTCTCTTACATTACTTGATGGTATATAAGTAAAATTAAATTGGTCTTTTTTTAGATTATATAAGTCACCTAATACATTTATATTTGGTTTTACAAATATCTGAACTTTTGTATCATCGTCTGCATTTTGTTCTTTTGGTGATATTTCTACTGTGAACACATCATCTGAATTTGCGTCTATTAATTTTTGACTATCAAATCCACGAATGTTACGTAACTGTTCGGTATCATTATTTGTAGTGTTAAAGTTATCACCCTCTACTCGTACCTGTAATCTATCAACACTAATTTGGTCAGGGTTGTCTTTAAATAAACCTGCTATTTTGTATATACCATCTTTATTCTCATAGTCCAATGGTATGGTAACGGTGTTGGTTGTATTTAATTGATAAGTAGACATTATAATCCTCTGTTACTTGGTAGTCTACTACGTGTACCCCTAGTGCGGTTTGGTGGTAAACCACCACCTTGGTTTCCACCACCTTGGTTTCCACCACCTTGGTTTCCACCACCTTGGTTTCCACCACCTTGGTTTCCACCACCACTTGGAGTTGTCCCACCACCACTTGGGGTGCCACCATCTTCACCATTTTCTTCATTCAAGTACCATTGTGTACCATTCCATTCATATTCGTCCCCTCTACAAACTGCAATTGTTTTATCTTCAGGTGGGCCACCCTCGGAGCCAGGACGTAAATTGTTATCTACTATATCACAATCGGTCAAAGGTATTGGGTCTTCTTCATTTGGGTCAACAAAACAAAGTCCTAGTTGATTACCAACTCTGTAACAAGGGGTGTCTTTAAATAATGGTGTGGTTACCGTTGATTCTGCCAAATAATAGTATGGTGCGACATCATCGTCTGCAACTTTTACTGTAAAGTTCTTTGTTGTAGTAGCACCAAACGTATTTAATTGTATTGGATGTATTGGGGTAACACCATCTTCTTCATATAGTATCTGTTGGTACAAGTCAAATGTATCACTGTTAGGATTTTCTAACACAAATGCATCTATTTCTAATCTAGTAAACGTACCACCCCGTGTACTTACACTTGGTGTACAAACCATATTTTTTACAAGACTTGAATTTGTTGAATAGTTTTTACCTATAAACAACTTAATTGGGTATGTTTCCCGAGTTATGTTACAACTTTTTCTATCACTATTTGCATTACCTATCTCGGCACCTGCACCTTTTGATGGGTCAATGTCATCGGGTGGGAAGTTTATTTTGTAAAAGTATTTATCAGCATCATTACTATCAGGAAATTGAGCCCATTGAAATCTATTATCATTACTGTCTGTTGCAGTCCATCTATATGGTTCTGCACTTTCGTTTTCCTTTACCTGTTGTGTATAAAGTGATTTGTTAAATGGACTGTTGAATTTTTTATCATAATATAATGTTATACTAACTAAATTGTTAGATGACAAATCTAAACACGGATTACTTGTTGAACGGGAAAGTAAAACATTAATTGGAGTTAATTTATCCTGTGGTGGGGTAGGCCCATCTATAACTTTGTAGTAAAATCGTTCTGTGTATTCTGTTATTTTAGTACCACCAAAATAAATATCAAATTCCACATCTTCTGCTAAATACCCTTCTTTCGGTTCACCTATCCCGTCTGCCGCCTCTCGTTTAGTAGACCTTTCAACTTTTTTATTATCCTCAAGACCTTGAATAACAAGTTCTCTCTCAATATCTACTGATAAACTCCCGTCATCGTTTAGACGAAAGTTTTTAGCTTCAACTTTTATAGGACTTGGGTTAATATTAGCCATTACTGTTTAATTTATCTATAAATATCTAATAAGTTAGGTTTTAGAATCACTCTAATCCGAACAAACTAATTTCTAAAACTTCATCTATTTCAGTATATAGATTTGTTTTAAAATAACCAAAGACATATGTTTCTATGGCATTTAAAGAACTTTCATTTGGGGTGTTTACATAACTGTCAATAAGTTCTTTATATTTTTTTTGTTTTACAATATCTATCTTGATGGCCTTGGTTACTCTGTCTTTTGTTTTTTCTATGTCTGACGTTAATGCTGAAAGAAACTGTTGTTCATTAAAATCACCTGATGTGAGTGGAACTATATAATTAAGTAAATTAACATTACCATTGTCTGTTTCAATTTGGATGGTGCTAACTATATTCCCAATCTTACTATAAAAGTCGTCAGAAAAAGTATCTATAAACTCTTCAACTTTTTGATTAATTTTTTTTCCTAAATCAACATTTATTTTGATGTAATTTTTAAATCTATTGAAATCCTCAATGAAAGAAACATCATTTGACTTTGGGTTTACTCTTACTTCAGTTCTGTCAGAGGAAACCTCTGTCACTATAAATGTGTTGTCTTGATTGTCTAATGATTTAAAAGTATCATTTACAAAATAATATTGTAAGTTGTAAATACCATTTTGATTTAAGTTAGGATTAGTCGCAACCAATTGTTGAATACTTTTGGTAAAAGACTCTTCTGAATCAAACTCAAATGTATACTCACTTGGTTTATAACTCTGTTGTAATAAAAAATTATCCAATGAATCGTAAACATTCACTATCAAAGAATTACTAGGCAAATCAATATCAATAACCTCTTGAGAAATTAAAGGTTCTTTCTTTTGATTAATTGGATTGATATTTTGTATTGAACGTATTTCCATTAGTCGTTATAATCCCTTCGTAATGCCATTTTGTATCTTGATTCTTCCCCTGTGGTTATATTTCTTACGATAAAATCACCACGGTGTCGTGTTTCTGCATTGGGTTGTCTACCTATACCGTATGGTGAACTTAGTTCTTCTAGTCGTTGTTCACTCACACCACTACTTATTTCCTGTTTACCTTGTATCCTAAACTTTCTATTGTTTATATCTATGTACGCTGATGCTGGTATTTCAGTAAATTTAAATGTGTGTATTGGTTGTCTGTATTGTTCGTATTCAGCCCCCTTATCAGACTCTAACCAATTCTCAAATAATTGAAACTCAATTTCAGTATCTCCTTCATTTAAGAATCTAACAATAGTAGGAGTTCTAACAATGGCTTTGTTTGTGGTGTATTGGTCATAATAGAAGTCAGCACCATCTACATACGCACTACCATCACCACTAGCGGGGTCTCCAACTAACTGAACCCATAAATCACTAGTACCAACTTGTTTATATCCTTGTGTTTGTAATTCCGTTTTTCTTGCATTTTCGGCGGCAGTTGAAGTCAATTCGTCAGATAGAGCATTAAGGTCACCAAATGCACCAGCCAATAAATCATTTATATCAGTATCACTTAATAGAGCTTGTAATCTTCTGATTATTTCATTTAGTTCGTCAATAGTAAAATCTCTATCTATTATTTGACTACGTAACAATTCCACTAATTCGTTTGAAGATAATTGTTGTCTTCTCAATGAACTAGGAAAAACATTATATACTTTACGGATGTCAACCGTATTGTATATTGTTTCTTTTAATGGTTTGAATGGATTATACATTATTCAACTAATTTAAATACAAAGTTTTTATCTATCAATTGATAATTACCTGTTCCGTCATCAATCTTAAACAGAATTCTGTAATATCTTTCTGCTTCCCAACCCTTAAAGTTTTGATTGAAGTAGTTTCCGTTGGAGTCAATACTAATTTTTGAAGTTGACCCAAATGGTACAATTACATCTTCTGTTACATTATCAACAATAGAATACATAGAACCTGTTGGTAAATAACCTGTCGTTGAATAGACTGAACCCGTACTATATGATAGTGTTGGGAACATATCTCTTACGTGTAGTCTAAACTTATATTGGTTTTCTACTTTATACTCTTTTCTTAAACTTTTTATAGTAACAAACGTATCTTCATCTGTAATTTGTGTGAGAGAACCTGATACTAATGATTTATCATCCCACTCTACCCGTAACTTTGGTCGGTAGATAGTGTTTGTTTCCGAACCGAAGAAGTTGGCCTCTCCATAATTTGTACTATCTGCTTCTAGCGCAGTTGGAAACCGTACCATAAATCCATTATTGGTTATTGTACCACTTACAAATAAATAAACAATATCAGTTACATCAAATGAAACATCTGTTGTTTCCGATGTAAACGAGAAACTACTAGTCGTAGATACTATAACATCACCACCTTCGGTATCCCAAGCCGACCCACTAACTTGGTCTCTCCACGTATAGGAAACACCATCAGTAGTCTTTGGGTTATCCGCACGTTTACCCAAACCTTGTTCCCAAGACTGTGATACAGGTAAACATTCTAATGAAAAACTATATGCTAATTCCTTGAGTGATGTTGTTGTTAAATCAAGTGAAAATGTTGGATTTGTTATTGTTCCGTTAGCCAAAGATTCCGATATAGACGTAGTGTCAAACTCTATTAAAAATCTAGATGATTTGTCAATTAAGTCAGTTTTATACTTAAATAAACTGAGGATGGGGTCTATACCTGTATTCTGATTTTTATAGTCAGTATAAATTGACGCGTCTTTGGAACTTGTTACAAAATATATCATTCTACTTTTCCTCTAATATCTTGGTTAGGGTATTTTATCTCAAACACCGATGGTTCTACCGATGGATATACTATTTTATTTTTAATAGCATTTGAGATTGGATAGTACTTGTTTGAGTAACTACCTTCTGTTATATTTCGTAACTCAACAGAGTTTACTGTTCTAACGCCATCAACATTTGCAATCTGAAGTTCTAAATCAGACAAATATATTGGTTGGTTAAAATCTTGTTTACTTATATTAAAGAAATCTTTTATTACTTCAATAGTCTGTAATAATACTTCGTTTTTGTTATATCCTTTGAAAACTGATATACTAAAATCAACACCAACATTTACAATATACCCGTCTAAAAGATTTACCCCATCAGTCAATAATCTAAACTCTTCTAAATAAGTGGATAAGTTCTTTTTGGTCTGTGTATTTAGTGTTGTTAGTTTTCCGTTACTATCATAACCCAACAAATACAAATCAATAGTTGAGTTGGGTGAGGATTGTACCACTCCTTGTTTGTGTTTTTGTGTATATACTTTTGCAATACTACCAAACTTGGTTGGCATAGATAATACCCTAGCCTTATAATCCTCAGCAGTCACACATCTTTTCTGTGATGAAAAGAATTGTAATGCGTTTTGTCTAATCTCATCTATCGTTGGTAATCCTTTACCACCACTCGCCGCACTATCATTAGTTGTACTCAATGTGGCTTTGATTTGATTTAGTGTACCAATGTTTCCACTAAATGAGGTGGTGTCGTTTTCAAACACAACTTCATTTAAGTTAGTCAAATCGTTTTGTGGTACGTTAGTTTCTACACCACCACCTGTTGTGTATTTTATGGTAAGAGTTGTATTAGATGGAACTTTACCATAAGTTTTACTTGTAGTAAATGATGTTGGGTCAATTGCCAATTCAGTAGAGTTGGTATTATTATTGACTTGCGTTAATGCAGATATAACTTCACTATCTTCACTATCACTTACACCACTACCAAACTGAACTTCTAATTTTAAATTTTTATTAACACGTGTTATAAATCGTCTTGGTACTTTTAGTAGTTTGGTCTGAAAAAATGGTTGGACTGTGGCGTTAGTCAATCGTTCGGACGTTATGATGTTGTCTTGAGCTAAATAATCAACTTCATAATAGGTGTTTCCGTTTGAATCCTGAATAGATATTACCTCAATCACATCATCGTCAGGTAGTTCAATTGTATAAAACTGTTGTGGGTCTCCTACCGAAACTTGTAGTGTCTTTTCGGTACCAGCTACAACAGGAACTTGTTTATGATACTCAACCAACCAAAATGTAGTAGCTCCCGCTTCTTGTTGGAAAGATGTAATAAATTTACTATCGGTTCCCAAGTTAGACATTTCGGAAAAGTAAATTGGTTCTAATGTTCTAAACACTACATCAGAGTTTAAGTCAGAACTTACTTTCATACCTGACGCTACTTTGAGGGCGTAGGTGAAGTCAGGATTACCTGCACCATCATCGGGTAAAAGTTGATATACTTTAATTGACCCTACCGCACCACTAGACAATGGGACTTTATATCCTAATGATTGTGCTAGTGATATAATGTTTTTTGGTTCTGATGCGTGAGTAAGTAAATTTTCCTTAAAGTTATAATCAATGTTATATGATAATACATCACCTGCGTATGCAACTAATTCAATAAACATATTTCCAACACTTGTATCGGTAAAGTCATTGTATGTGTTTGGAAAGTATGTTTTAGCAAACTCTATTAAACGTGCTCTATAAGAACTAAAGTCTTTTGCTAATAAGTTTACATCTTTAGTCTTTTTACTATAATCTTTATTTATTGAATTTATTGCCACGTTAGTTTCCTATTTTCAAGTCAAAGTTGACTCTTTCTATTTGTTCAGGGTATTGTGCTATGGAAAAAGAAATAGAAACAGTTATCCTATTATCATCGTCTATGTTTTCAAATGTTAAATCCTCTATTATCAACGATGGAAAATGAGTTGAGATGGTTTCTCGTATTGAGTTCTCTACTTTTATCTTTGTCGCTTCAACATCTTGTTCAAAAACAAATCGCCTTAAATTATTACCAAATGTTGGATTGAGTGGTCGTTCACCAAAGTTAGTCAATAAAGTATTTTTGAGATTAGACTTAACCGCATTTTGTGTAGTGAATGTTTGTTGGAACCCACCCTGTCTACCTCTTCGTATCGGTAAATCTATCCCTATCGGTTTCATCGTTTAAACCCACCTCGTTGTTTAGCCAACTTATCCATTTTCTTAAACTTATCACCCAAATTACCATTCATCACATTTAATACACCAGCAACTGCAGGGTTGGATGTATCAACAGGTTTACCTTCCATAGTAGTCATCGGTGTGTTTTGTGTAGGGTAGCCAGGAATACCTGTTTGAGTTGTATAATTCATACTTCTGTATTCACCAACATCACCACCCACCATTGATTTTAGACTTTCCATTATATTACCTTTCTCAAATGATAATGGTTCGGACTTAGAAACAGGTTGTGATACAGTTTCAACAGTTGGTTGTTTTTGTTTTTGTGTTTCTTCTCTTAACAATCTGTTTACTTCGTGTTCCACTAACATAGGTAAGAGTTTCTGAACTCGTTTCTCAACAATCTTATCTATTTTAGATTCTAAAACTTTAAGTAATTTTTCAGTTGAACTTTTCATCTCTTCTTATTTTGTTATTATTATATAAATATCCTTTGTTATAAATTTATACCTCTATTACCCAAAACACCATTCTGTAAACCTGTTCGTGATGACAGTAACTCTTGAACTGTTGCGATTAACGGTTGTAATAAGTTTACTTCAACATATTTTATCACTTCAGCTAATATAAAATCAAGAATAGGCCCATATGGAAAAGGTAAACTAGCTACCTGTTCTCTTACATTGGTTAAACCGTCAACTGCTTCTTGGACTCTATCTCTTATATTTGCTAGTGCTTCTTCTAACTTACCTGACCGTTCAAAGTTAATTTTTGCTAGTTGTTCTTGTAATCGTAATTTTGGTTTTTCTACTAACACTATTTGTGTGTATTCTGCGGCTAATCTTTCTTTTTCCCTCACAATCCATATTACATCATTACCCGCGTCTAACGATGATTGAAATTCCCTCAACAACTCCTGAAACTTCTGTTCGTTCTCGTCAGTATATTCCACACCTGACCGTCTAAAATCTTCTTCTCGTCTTTCTAAATTTTGTTCTTTAAGGTCAGTTAAGTTTTGTTGTTCGGTTAATTGTTCCCACTCAACCACGATGGCAGATAATCTATTATTAAATCTAACATATTCGCTAAGTAATTTTGATGTGGAAGCACCCATTGACTCAGCAAAGAACTGTATTACTTTTACAAAATCTAATTTTGCCATATAATCTTACTCCACAAATACTTTATTAGATAATATTTTCGGTAGTGTTTTAGCTTGTACTTGACCTGACTGACCTGCAATTTGATTTAACTGATTACGTAAAAAAGACCCAATTGACTTAAACTCGGCTTGTGGTTGGGACATCATATTAGCCAAATCGTGTAATGTTTCAATTAAACGAACATATTGGTCTCCAAACTCTCTACCTCTTACGACAGGTTGTTGTAAACTAACTGAACCAAGGAAAACATTATCACCTGTCAATATCAATGATTGGTCTGCTGTAATCTCTACATTCTTATCACCTAAAATACCAACACTACTATCTACTGATGTTATATAAACCCCGTTCCCATTTGAGTTGACCAACACTCGGTCTGACTGAAGTTCAATGTGTTGTCCTGTATTGTTATTAAATGAAACTTCAGTATCGTCAGTAAAACTCTTTCTAGTTTTGCGAGAATAACCCTCATCAGTATTAAATAATTCTATATATGAATCACCATTCTGTACTCTAACTAGTGGTTGTTGATTATCACTATAACTCAACTTAATACTATTACCATATCTACCCTGTTGTATTACATCACCATACTTTACAGTTTCGGTTGGGGTTGATTGTACCCTGAAATTGGTTGAGGTTATTTTGTCTAAACTTGTTGTACTACCTGTATTCTTTATCGGTGATTTTATAGTTGAATCATCGTCATTGTATTGAGTATATCCTTGGACTTTGGGTCTATCAATATTATTATTTACATCATTGTTTAAGTTTAATGTAGTAAGATAATAATTACCCATTGAGGTTCGTACTACTAATGCGTACTCGCCAGGGATTGGATAGTTTCTGTGGTTAGATGAGATAGGACGATAGATAGTATCTACGGATTCATTCTTTCCAGCGAAGTTGTCTGACTTACCTAATATACAACCAATTGGTAATGTAGTATTATCAGGGTTGTCGTGGTTAGCGTCAGATACAAAAACTACATCAACTAAAACGCTAGTTTGTGATGATTCAAAAAAAGATTTTAGATTATTGACATCTATATTAGTTGCTAACCTAATCTCGTTCGGCATTGTTTTCCCTCAAATCCTCAACTTTCATATCTTCAATTTGTTTGGTGAGGTTTTCATCTTTTTGTTCAGCTTCTTCTATGGTAGCTAACAACTCTTCTTTCATCTTATCGGTCAACCCTAATTCTTCTTCATCACTACCACCACTCGCGTTCATCACACGTTGTATGATTGTAGCAATCTTAACAAGTTGTTCATCGTTTTGGACTCCAACGTGTAGTAAGTCTTTTACCACAGGGCCGATATACGCAATATCTTTACCACCTTTCAAACTAGTCAGGAAACTAGCCATAACATTCTCAATAGTCTTATCTTTCTTTTTACTATTAGTGTAAATGTCTTCTAGAATACCTGATAGTGATTTATCACCAAATATAATATCATCTTTATCCATACTAATAAATATATGAGGTTGAAAATTAGTATCGTTCTTGTCGTATCTTACCAATAGTCAAGAAGTCATCATAAATGCGATGTTGTATTGGTTTCATTTTATTTAAGACAGGAGTGATGTGTTGTCCTGTATAACCTGTCATTTCTCTAATCATTAAATACAATGTCTTCTTTCTAAACACATCAATAACATCAATGTATCTAAACAGTTCAATGATTGCGAATGCTATTTGTAGGTCTCGGTCTTTGTCAAATATCTGTGGGATTTTCTGTTCCCAAAAGCTATACATCAATTCAATAAACTCATCCGTAAAGTCTTTTTGTCTTTTGTTTTCTTTTTCATCCTCTATCTCAAACACTTCTTCAGTATCGTCAATATCCGTATACATCTTTTTGACTTTAAAGTTTTTATTGTTGTTTAAGATTAGATAGTTTTTAGCAACAATAGAAAAGTAGGAGAAAGCCTTACCTTTATCCCCTTTGTATTTGTGAAGATTTAAAATAATAAAAGATAGGACTTCACGTTGAACATCTAGTGGGTCATCCAAAAAGTATTCAAACTTAAATGTATTAAATACATTTTCCACTAACTTTTCTAGTGGATACTTTAAGTGTTCTCTGTATATTTTATCCCTGACTCGTGAATCTTCTTCAAAATTATACTTTACAATGTAGTCTTCAGTTTCTTGTGTAAAGTAATAATTAGACTTTTTCTTTTTCTTCGGCATATATGTATTCTCCTAGACTATCCACTAAACGTTTCATCTGATTGAATACATCACCAACCTCATCGTCAGATTCAAAGGCTCCACCAATATCAACTTGTCTCATCAACTCTATTGTATCGGTAATACCTTGTTCAATCTTTAAAAACTCATCCTCAAAGAAAATGACTTTTTTATACAGAGTATAAACTGAATATGATAGTGTTGATACAATAACTGATAATAAAATTATAATAAATGTTTCCATTATAAAACTGTCTTTATATTCGTTTGGTACAACTCCACATTATCTAATTTAAATGCAGGTGTTTCAGGTGAATGTAAAAAATCAATACGTTTAGTAAATCTTTTATTCATTAAATCTTTTATAATATAAAATCCTGATACTTCATCAGAGTTTATATAAACAATATCATTGAAGTCAAAAGTTCCCCCGTATCGTTTATGTAAATCCCTACTTACTGCAATATAACGATAATCTGACGCATTGTCAATTTCTATCCTAGTTCCGTCTGCCGTAATGTTGGGTGTATCATCGGTTTGTTCAGGAACAGGGTGGTATACAGTTGCTACTACATTATCATAAAACCGAAGATTGAATATATTATGTATCAAGTCTTCATTATCCTGTATTTGATTAGTTAAGTTAGAAATAGAAGTGAGTTGTTCTAACTGTTTTTCTTTAGATTCTAATAAAGAATATTCTAAATCATTTATTCTAATATCAAAAGAATGAAATACTAATATTAGTAATACAATAGAAGTAAAAAGTATAGAGTCTTTTAGTGACATAGTTATTTACTATTAGAAGTTAGATGTTAAAAAGTGTATTTCCAAATTTTTGATTAAAAGGTCTTATATTTTTTTAGTATTTGGTGCTTTTTGGGGGTTAGGAGCAACCATACCAAGTTTTTTTGATTCATCAATTATATCAGAAACATAAGAAGTTTCTTCATCAGATACAAGTTTTTCTTTTACTTTTTTTACATACATCTCATAATCTTTGTCGTCTATTAACTTATTCCAAGCTATAACTAAACTTACAGCCAACGGGTCAAATACAAATATCAACATTATAATAAACCACTTGACTGCAGTATCAATTGGAACATTAAATGCTTCGGCTATAAACTTAAATCCACCAATCTCTCTAGCCAAATCTATGTTGTCAGTTTGTATTGTTAAAATTTCTATATTTAAATCATTTAACTTTTGTCGTGATTCTGTTATTTGATTATTCAGTCCTCTAATCTCGGTGTCTGCTGATTCAATCAATTCAAAGGTTCGTCTAGCATTTACCCAATTCTCACCAGCCACCAAACTATCATATCTACTCTCCTGTGAAGACCGTTGGTTAGATAATACATCTATACGGTTCTGAAACCTTGAAATATCGTTTTCTAGACCCGTTCTCTGTACATCTAGTATATTGACTTGACTATCTACATTTTGGACTGCCAGAGAGGTTTTTTGATACGCATTGGACAAGAAGCCAAATATACCCATAGACGTTATGAATACGAGTATAACAACCGCAGATATGAAGTATGTTCGGAACAACCAATTTAGTTTGTCCCACATTCTATGGAGATATGATGCGGCTACTAATTTACCAAACTCCAAAGACCCAGCCATTATAGCAACACTTAACGTTGCACCACTAAAAAGAAGAGCAATACCTGTTACGGAAAAGAACGCTGCACATCCTGCGATTACCAACGCACTTAAACCAACTACCCATTTAAACATTTTCTGTTTCCTCAATTATTTCTACATCGGGAATATAACGGATAAAAATATATTTGGTTTTTGTTTTATCCCAAAGTACCATATCCGCTTTTAACTTGTTTTTGATTTGTTCGTAATCTTTAACAAGTTCTTTATTTATTTCACCCAATACTTGAAATAAATATCCCTTTTGTTCAATTGTTCTCATAGGTATAAATATAAAAAAAGAGGGAAACTACCAATTTCCCTCCTTTACCCCTCGTAACCTCTACTCGTTTAGAGTAGTTTTTTTACCTTTAACTTTTCCACTTTTCTCTTCAACGAGATAGTCAACAAACCGTTTTGTACGGTAGCTTTTATGTTGTCTCTATCTACGTTGTTAGGAATAATATAGGATTTGTTTAAAGTAAAGTCAAATCCGTCAACGGATGCTTCTGCTTTGACTGTAATGAGTTTCTCACCAAGTTCTACATCAACATCTTTTTCACTACAACCTGGCACCTGAATATGTAAATCCAAGTCATCGGAAAGTTCAGTTGTTTGTATTGGTGGTCTGAAGATTACATCAAAGAAATCATCAAATAAAGCTGCTCTAGTTGTCATAATAATATTAGTTTAGTTTAAGTTTATATTTGTCCTAGATTATACAAACCTCATACCAAATTATTTGGTCTGACTTTTTTTCTCTTTTGGTGGGTCAATGTTTGTCAAGTTGTCATACTTCCAACCACTATACTCCGCTTTACACGCCATAGCATCACCCCAATGTAAAATTTCAAGTAAGAATGTTCGGGGTTTTTTCTCCTCGTCCCAATTTTTGAGGTAGTAATGGTTCTTTTCATCAAACAATCCATCAGAATTGTAAATCGCAAGAAACTCATTCTCACTAACCTTGATTCCTGCTTGTTGTAGCAAGAACAACGCACGATTGGTCACATCCATATTCGTAATCTTTTTATTACGTGTATATACACGGTCATATCGGTTACGGTAATACTCCGACTCCTCGGGGATATAATATGGGTCAACCCCATCACCACACTTACCCAAGTCGTGATTAAGTGCGGAGAACACAAGTTCTTCTTTAGTAAAGTCAATCGTTCCACCTAGTTGTTTGAATGTCTTAGCAACTAACAAAGAAGCATTCACAACATTTCGGACGTGAATACAATATCCACCTGCAAACGCTAAGTGAAAATGTTTTACTCCACTCGCGGGGGCCATAATCATATGTTCTGCCATAGAATCATATAATTCAATCAACTGTTCTTTTCGGGGGGATTCAATGTTTTCTTCTATGATTGCAATTAAAGAATCATAGTTCGCTTTCAACTGTTCGGGTGTTAGGTTCATAATGTAACTGTTTTATTTTATGTTGGTATTCTACTATTTCGGAACAATCCTCGTATCGTTCCATATCAATATAATGTTTTTTTATCTGTTCTAAAACTTTTTCGTATTCGTGTCCTTTGACGTAAACGTAAACAGGGACATCATCTTGGGAAACAACATATGTTTGATTTTTTATCCTTCCTTTATCAATATTACGTTTAATAACGTCAAACGTTGTGTCTAATACGTTTATTTGAAATATTTTTAGTTTTTCTTTTACTTTGTCGCTTAGTTCCATCTGAAAACCTTTTATATGTGTTATATAGTTCCTCAATAGTTAAATCTTCTGTTTTCCCGTTTAACCAACTTTCATATAAATAGTCCCAATGTTTACCAAATTCCTTTTTTAGTTCTTTTCGTAACTCACGTAACAATCTATCTTCTTCCTCGTAATGGTCTTTCATTAGCCGGGTATAACGTCTGTGGTATTGGTCTACATCTTTTCTAATGTTCTCATCAATCGTAACACCACGTAACCCTAGTCGTTTACCACGTTCTTGGTGTTCTTGTGTGATGCGTTCAATACTATTGAGTTCTTGTTGTGCTTCATCGTAGTATTGGGAAAACTCAAAGTCACCGTGTTTGATTTTGTCAATCAAAGGAGAGTTCTTGTCTAACTTTTTTCGTTTGTCGTTTCGTCTCCACCAATTGTATGTTGTTCGTGCCATTGTAACTGTTCTAGTTTTTGTTGTAGGATTAGGTGTGATTCCACACTACCTATAATATTAGGAATTTTTGTGTAAAAGTCAACCCATTGTTGTTCTTTTAATTGTTTAATTAGAACATCAGGTTCAGGTAATTGTACTGTTGGGTTACTCATCGTCTTTACTCAAATCTTCTAATATCTGTTTTTGTTCGTCAGTCAATGTACCATTGTCTGATAATGAATCAAGTATGTCGTTGATTACATCTTCTCGGTCTACAAATTTAATTGTCATTACTACCCCTCATAATTTCGTCCATAGTTTTACGATTGGTATAACGTTTGTGATTGGAGGTAAATATGTCAAGAGCCTTTAATTCTGTTTTAATCTTATGTTGAATTAATTTTGTAGTTTCCAAAGATATATTAGTATCATTGATTGCATTAAAGGCAGCGTATCTACGGGTTCGGGTGGATAAATACTTTTTAATTCTATTTAACCGTTTTTCTCGTTGAGTAATTTTGTTGTAGAATTGTATTAATACTTTTGGTCGTGAGTCAAATGTATTCTTATACCAATCAATACCCTTTCTCATATCAACAAGAAACCCTCGTATATCGGTACACTCTAATCGTAGGTCTTTGATTTCATAGTCACCTTTGATTTGACGTTCATAGTCATACCAAAGTTTTTTAGTAACATAATTCTTTATCTCTGATTCTGAATCTTTAATCCATCGTTGTAAATCATACAAACTGTCTAACTTAAAACTGTTTGATAAGTCAGTATCTTTTTGTTTATAGGATGTATTGACAGAGGTTTGTTCTCTACGTGGTGTGTAGGTTTTGGTATAACCGTGGTTAAAGTAATCCATATATATGTATATATTATTTTTTCTTATTTTGTTTTATTACATTCTTGGCTACTTTTTCAAGACTTGTATGTCCCATCTTCGCCATTAGTTTTAGTGTCTTTGCACTAAAGTTCATTTCTTGTTTGATGTTTGTTTTATTACTTTTCATTTAAGAACATATTTTGTAGTTGTTTGATAAGTTTTGGTAAAGATGTCGGGTCAATGAATGACGCGTCTTTACCATACATAGTTTGGAAGTTCTGTTTTTCACTCGGGGTATTGTAACCATCATCGGTGATAAAGAACGATAAGACAGTATAACCATTTTTTCTCAATGTGTCAACTTGTTTTTTAGTCTGTTTAACCGCAGGTTCTCCACCATAACTCTCAAAGTAAGGAGCACCATCGGAGTAGTTGATGAAGTAGGTTTTGAGAGCATCACTACCTGTGGGTAGTTGTTTCATAATAGATTCAAAACATAAACCTTCAGGGGTCAATCCGTTCCACACGAACCGTCCAAAGTGTTTTTTAATGTCTTTCATTGTTTGTTTCCGTGAATCATACGCAACCCACATCACAGGTTTTTGTTCCATTCCGAAATTTTCCGTGTATCTGAAAGAGATTTGGACATCAATGTTGGTCATAGAAGCCATTTGAGCAATCGCGACTGCACTAATCAGGGAGTTTCTAAACTTACTCCCCGACATACTACCACTACCATCAATGGATAAGTGTAAGAAAGCATCAGAGTGTTTCTCTATAATACTTTGGTGAAATATGTTGTAGTCACCCGCACCAACAGCGTGTAATCTTCGTTTCTCAATCCGTCCTTTCTTTTGTCGGTTGATGTCGGTTTGAGTTTCACGGTTTCTGATTTGGAGTTTCTTACCCAATTTCTTACCAAGTAAAATACCCTCTCTAACCTCATTCTCGTGATAATCTCTCATATGTATAGACTTCATATTGTCAAACATATTGAAGTTGGACTCGGAAAGACCGTGTAGAACAACTACATCGGTTTTTACTTTATCACCCCAATGATTGTCATACTCAACTTCAACAACTTTTGAGGAATCAGATTGTAAAGTTTTTACTGTTTGGGCGAGAGATTTGGAAAGTTTACCTTTCTGAATATCACCTTCTAAAAACTTTTTTTGTTTCTCAATCTTTTTACTAAGTTGTTGTTTTTGACGGTCAGTCAGTTCTTCTAACTCCTCTTCTCCCGACTCACCACCACCTTGGGTTGAGTCTTGAGGGGATGATTCGGAACCACCACCTTGACCATTACCTTGACTGTCGGTTTCAATACCGTTCTCTTTGTTCTCATCTGTTTGTTCTTGGTCACCTGACTCATCATTTTCGGTGTCAGGTTCTTGTTGGTCAACTTGAATGTTTTTCATAATCAAGTTAAACACCTTGACTGTTGTAGTCAAAGCATCCAATGTTGATTCCATCTTTGGAACTTGGGAGAAAATCAAGTTGTGAATGGTTCGTAAATCAGGAAGAGCGTCCAAGTCACTATTCTCGTTGACCAAGTTGATGATTCTATTGAAGTAAGATTCAAGTGTCAATTCTCTGAATTCAGGAGAACGTAGCATCTTATCAATCACTTTGTCGTTGAAGTATCTATCGTAAAGGGATTGATAGTAACCCGTATAGCCGGGAGAAGTAGTGTAGACATAACGGTCAATACGTCTGTCTTCTATGTAATTTAGAAGTCCTCTAAATTCTTCTCGGTGTTCTAGTAGTTGTTCACGTAACTCATCAGTCATCAACCCAAGTCTTTCAATTCTGTCAAATAGATTGGGGAGAAGTGAGAAGTCAGTTAGTTTGATGTGAGACGCTTCGTGAAGGGCTAGACCCACAACACTATCAAAGTTTCTTTCATCAATCGTAGACCCAATGACAATCTTATGAGAGTCAGTATAAGAGTCACCTGAATCACGGTACTCAACGGGGATTGATTCTTTTGTTAGAATACGAACGAAGTTAGAAATAACACGTTGGTATTTGGCGAGTTTGAGGGGGTCTTTGTCTTTGGTAGATAAATCACCAATGTATTTATCATCTAACCAATAAGAAGAGAATAATTGTGAATTCATATGTCTAGGGTTGTTTCTCATTACATAATTAAGATACACAATCCCCAAATCAATGTCAACACTTTTTTTTAAATTTTTTCACTAACGTGTTTTACTTCGTATCGGTGCCCTGAATCCGAATTCTTCTGAAACAGTTTTTGGTAGTCCTCTGCATCTTCAATACCATCAAAGGTTAATACTTCACCAAACTCATCAATTAAAATAACAGGTAGTTCAATTTCGTAATGTCTTACGTATTTAACGATTATGTAACTCATAATATATATGTATATATGTATATTTGTATTTATGTATATATGGTACTCGGTACGGGATTTGAACCCGTGTGTCCGCTGTGAAAGAGCGACATCCTAGACCCCTAGATGAACCGAGCAAATAATGTTAGATATAAAAACTTTTGTGTTTCTCTTTTCTACTATATAACTTTTTAGACGTGTGGGTTTGTTGAGTCATCTTCTTACCGATATGATGTCTAACTTCACCTTGTGTCATAGATGACCACGTTGATTTTTGTTGATATTTGTTTTTACGTTTCATACTACAAAATTACAACAAATAAATATGAAAGTCAAGTAATTTAGTTAGAGAGAGGTGCTTTTATTGTGGAATGTGATTTGTAACCCAATATCTGATAATCAAATTCACCATTAAGTATATCCACATTCTCCAAACTTATATCAGGTAATGAAAATGGTGTTCTTCGTATTTGTTCTTTTGCTTGTTCTAAGTGGTTGTTATACAAATGAACGTCTCCTAAATTACCAATCAAATGTTCGGGAATCATATTTACTTCTTGTGCGAGTAATAATAGTAGAGTCCCATAAGAAGCTATGTTGAATGGTAATCCTAAAAATGTATCTACACTTCTTTGATTCCACATTAGGGAGATATAACGTACACCCGACCTATCTAATCGTGTATAAACTTGGAATCCATAGTGACACGGTGGTAGGGTCATCTCGTCCAAATCACCCACATTCCAAGCATTTATCATTAGTCTTCTACTATCGGGGTTTGTTTTAAGTTCGTTGATTAGATTTTGGATTTGGTCAATACCATTCCAATCTCTCCATTGTTTACCATAGATTGGGCCTAGTGTTCCATCGGTTCTTCCACTCTTTTCATAGTCACCATCCCAAATCTTACAATTGTTATCTCTTAAATATTGGATATCAGTTCTTCCTTTTAGAAACCATTTTAGTTCAGTCATCATAGTTTTAACCGCCATCTTCTTTGTAGTCAGTAAAGGGAAACCATCTTGCATATTATGACGGACGGTATAACCAAAAATAGATTTAGTACCCGTGCCTGTTCGGTCTGATTTATCCTCTCCATAATCTAAAATGGTTTGTAACAGTTGTTGATACTGTTTATCTAAATTGTTCATATAATTGTAAGTATTTATCTACGGACTGTTCTATTGTTAAATTATCTTTTATGTACTGTCTACCAAAATCTCCTAAACGATAATCGTACTTTGATAGTTCTTCTATAATATCATCATCGGTAAAAACTTTATTAGTATATCTACCACTACAATTGTTTTGTATAAAGTAATCAATATTTTTATCAGTTACAATTCCATCACCGATAGAACCTTTATCAATGTAACCTCTATCGTCTAAAATGAAAACAACCCTACCACAACTCATAGCTTCATATACACCACGACCAATGGTTATCACTAAATCCACTTCGTTTATTTTATCTTCTACATTAAAAACAGGATTGTGATGTTTTTGGTGATATATAAACTCTATACCTAACCTATCAAATATATTACGTAATCTTTCATTTAGATTAGAGTTGTGTGATAGTGATAATACTTTTTTTAATTGTTTATTTATTTTTGTTATTGGTTTAAACCGTTCTGTGTTTATCCCATTACCAATTATAGTAGAATTAAACCCTAATGACTTGGCGTGGTCATATACTTCTTTTGTAATAGAAACAAAATAATCTGCCATATCTAGGGGTTGTTCTTCTTCAACATACGACCCGTGAAGTGTATGAATTCTAAATCCTTTAGCAGAATCAATATTATATAAAGTTGTGTGTTGAGAAGACAATACCAAATCATAAGTTTTAGATGGTAATGTTGGATGATAAAACGGTATGTTTTGCTCTATTAGTTTTTCTTCAGTTAGTAAACAACTACCATCTTCACGAGAGTATGCAAACGTATCAACATTGTAACCTCGTCTGATTAGTTCTTGTATAAGGGCGTAGGAGTAACTTTCACTACCCCCAACACCCGACAAAGAACCAACAGCTACCAATACATCCATCTAGCCCTCACACGCAATACAAACTAAATCGTTCATATTAAGTTTCTTTCTAGCAAACGCTTGAGCAGAGTTCATTGAGTGTTGATAGTATAATGTTTTAACTCCCAACTTCCACGCATCAATCAACAATTTGTTTATATCTTTTGTTGGCATATCAGGTGAAATCATCAAATTCAATGACTGTGATTGGTCAATATAATCTTGACGGATTGCGGCTTGATTGATAATAGATGATTGGTTTATTTCTGCAAACGTTCTAAACACTTCTTTTTGTTCGTCTGTCAAAAAGTCTAAATGTTGAACCGACCCATCTTGTTCTTTAATACTATTCCAAACTTCTTTTGTATCTTTACCAAGTTCTTTTAATAGTTTTTTAAGAACAGGATTCCTTACAGTAACTTTCATTTTTGCTAAGTCTTTGACATAACAGTTACTGAATAATGGTTCTATGGATTGAGATACTTGACCTAAAATAAAAGCAGATGAAGTCGTAGGTGCAATAGCATTTAAGGTTACATTACGTCTACCATATCCCTTTAAGTATTCAGGTTCACCAAACATACGGGCTAATTCTTTAGAAGCATAATATGATTTCTCTTGTATTAAACTAAATACTTCTACATTTAGTCTAGCAGTATCTCGGGAGTCAAACGGTAATCCTTTGGACTGTAACAATGAATGCCAACCCAATACACCCAATCCTAATGCTCGTTGTCGGGTAGCAAAGTTATATGCTTTTTCCATAAATCCAAAAGCACGTTCACCTTCTTTGGTTCCATTGTCACGGAGTGTTTCTAACTTGGTACAAAACTCTGTGTTGACTGCGTCTAAAAAGAATGTTAAAACTTCTACCGCGTCTGTATTCTTCCATTCATCATAATGTAATAAGTTCATAGAAGAAAGAACACAAACAAATGATTCTTCACCTGAATTGTGAAGTGCAATTTCTGAACAAAGGTTTGAGTTGTAGATTGTTGCACCTTTATCTTTATATACATCTACGGTGTTGTTATTCATCGTGTCGTGGAACATAATGTAAGGATAGCCAATCTCACCTCGTCTTTGAATTACTTTAGCCCAAATCGCTCTCTTTTCACTATCCCCACCAATCATTTCTTCCATAAACTTATCGGTTACGGTGACTGCGTGGGTGAGGTCTTGGATAGGAGCACCTTCGGTTCCAATATCCAAAAACTCCATAATGTCGGGATGTTCTATGGGTAGGTATGGAGAGAATCTACCTCTACGAGTTGAACCTTGTGATATGTTATCTACTACCGCCTCAAACAGATTCATAAAGTGAACCGCGCCGGGCGCCAATCCATTGTCCGTAACAGGTTCTCCTCTACCTCTAATGTTTCCAAAGTAACCCGATGTCCCACCACCCATCTTACTCATCTCACCAACTTCTGCTGACGTATAAAGTATTGACTCAATATTATCTTGGATGTTAGAACCAAAACAAGAAACAGGTAATCCTCTTTTCTTTCCAAAGTTCGCCCATACAGGGGATGATAAAGAAAACCAACCTCTACTCATATAGTCGTAAAACTTATTTGAGAATCCTTCTATCTCTAATATCTTTTCTGCGTGGTCTGCTATTGTTTTTATTCGTTCTTCTGCGGATTCACCTTCACTTAAATATCCACGTTGTAAAAAGGTTATAGACTCCTTTGTGAGCCAATCAAAAGGTTTTCTTTCGGTCATTGTATATAATAATTAAATTGTTAAAATAAATCGTCTGATGTAATAGACTTTTGACGTTTGAAATAATTGATACTACGTTTGTTAAAGAAGTCCGTATGTTTAGTAGCAAGGATTTCATCATCAAACCATTCAGTATTTTCTAATAACGTTTCATCTACCTTAAAGATTCCATCAATACCAATACTTTCTAATGAAGTATTAAAACGGTATTTGATAAACTCCAAGGTTTCTTGTTTAGTGAGGAAGTCCAAATCACCCTCCTCAAACATCCACTCCACTATATCTGACTCTGCGTCAAATGCGTCAATGGTTGCGTCAATAATATCTGAAACTAATTCATCCGACCACCACGATGGATTTTCTGATTTAATTAAGTTGACCAAATCAAATCCAAACTCTGCGTGTATCTTTTCTTCTTTGGATGTAGCTTCAACTGCGTTACTGATTCCTTTTAACACGTTCTTGTGTTTGTTAAAAGCCATAATCACTAAAAATTGAGAAAACAATGATACGTTCTCCACGAACATAGAGAATAGTATAACGGTCTCAAAGTATTCTTTGTTTTCTAATACACTTGAATTAGCAATAGACTTCTCTAAATACTTTACACGTTTACGGATGGCAGGAACTTGTAGTAAGGTTTCAAACTCTTTGTTGAGTCCTAACACTTTGATTAGATTGGAGTATGCGTCTGCGTGTCTAACTTCTGATTCTGCAAATGTAGCTCCAACGTTTCCAATCTCGGGTTTAGGCATCTTCTTGTAAATGTCACCCCAAAAAGTTTTTACCGCTACTTCTATTTGAGAAATAGCCAACATCGCACGTTTTACCGCAGTCTGTTCTTTGTGTGATAAGTTTACTTTAAAGTCCTGAATATCACTTGTAAAGTTAAACTCGGTATGAACCCAATAGGAATGTCTAATCGCGTCTACGTAGTCGTTTAACTGTGGATATTCGTAGGGTTTTAGATTAGTTCTCTTGTTAAAGATATTGGGTCGGTGTTTATCTCTATAAAGGATATATGATTTTGCTACATCATTCAACCCAATATTCATCAACTCGTTTTCAACCAAGTCGTGTATATTATCAACGGTTGGGTTTTCTATCTCACCGTTCCATAGTTGAATGGTTACATTGGATGACACAGAAGATGCCATATATTCATTGACATCACCCACTTCTTCCATTGCTTTTAGAACGGCTCGGGTTATTTTTTCAGGTTGGAATAATTCTTTTTCAGCGTTTCGTTTAATAACGTATTGTAGCATATATCTCTTTGATTATAGGTTTTTTGGAATGAGTAAATAAATAGAATATATATTGGGATTGTAGAATAGAATATTAGATTTTTTACATAAAATCTTTACTCTGTTTCTGGCCCATATACTTTTCTAAAGTCCTCATCCTCTTCTAACCTTTTCTCAAAGTCTTCTCGGGATAGTGGAGTATCCAAGTCCCATAGATAAACTCTACAATAAGACTCGTATGCAATATCCATCGCTGATTGTTCTTCGTACTTTATGTTATTCATCTTTAACAAATACACCTCCTTCTAGTTTTCCTGTTCGTCCTTTGATTTCGTTGTAAGCTGCCAAAAGACATTCGGTTGGTGTGTATCCTAACTGACCTGCCAATATAATTAGAGTCACAAAGGAATCACCAATACCATCTTTAAGTTCGGGTTGATTGTCTTTGAGTAAAGCACCTGCAGTCTCTCCAACTTCTTCCAAAACTTTTAACATTTGTTTTGGTGTGTTTTCTTGTTGGAGAATACCTTTGTCGTCTGCCCACTCAAGTGTTTTTTGTATTAATGTATCAAATGATACGTCATCAAATAGTTCTAGTTGTTCGTTCATTTTGCCCATTTACCTCGTTTTACAAGTTGTGATATTACACCATATACTGATAAGTCTTGTAATGTATCATCTATACTCTCACCAACCTCATCGGGTTGTCCTAATACTACAAGTTGTTTGATACGTTGTATCTTATCATTCATACGGAAAAATAAACCTGTCAATGATACTTTTACATCGTCAGGTGTTTCTAGTTTAGTTCCTACTGATATATTACCCGGCCCATAATTTCTTTGTTTCTTACAGAAGGTTTCATACATCTCTTGTTGGATGTTCTTGAACTCTTCCATCATTTCGGGATAGAGTCGTTCACAGTATTCTATTGCTGTTTCTTCGTTCATCCTTTTAGTAGTTGTTTCATAATTTCTTTGTCTTCTTCGGTTTGTTTTGGAAAATCGTGAGAATGTTCAAACGCATCGTCAATGGAATCAGGGTGGAATCCAATGGAATGTGCTAACCTGATACACATTGTATGAAATTCGTAAATGTCCAAATCTTGGGAAATAGTAAATTCTACTTTACTAGCCTCAGAAATGAAATCATCTTGTTCTAGTTCGTATATTAGTTTTGCCATTATAAACGTTGTTTTATGTTAATGTAAAGTCCCCTGATAAATCCAATGATAAATGAAACCACGGGTAGGGGCCATAAAAATATGTTTATGACTATGAGACCTCGTGAGAGTTTATCAGGGTTGTATTTTTCTATCAACCTATTATACAGAAATCCTACCAATAGGTATTCTAAAATATATAAAAAAATCATATCGTTTCCAATTACTTTTTGTTTTTGTTTTTCTTTCCGAAAATCTTATCCCATTTCTTATCAAATTCTTTTTTAGATATAGAAAGGGGACGTGACTTGTCCCCTTTACCATTTTTATTCTTGTTACTCATTATAGAAGTTGAAGAGCTTTGTCAATTTTTGTTTGAGGGATTTTGTAGTCAAGGACTTGTTCAATCGCCTTTTCAAGAGATAACTGACCAAACACATAATTCTCGGTGGTGGTCATCTCTCGTAACATTCTCACTACATCAGGTAGTGAACCAAAACTTGGTCGGTTGTTTACCGAAATCCACTTGGTAGAAACATCAATTTTAGTTCCATTGTCAGTAACCATATCTCGGTCATCGTTCATCTCATACAAATCAATCATTCCGTTGAAACTTCCCATTTGGAACATCTTAGCAAATGAGTGGACATCTTCGTAAATCTGTTCATCAACTCCGTTTCCATATGAATCGGAAATGTAAATACTAACTGAATTACCACCCGAGAAAGAACTAGAGGTAGAACTAACAGTAACACTTGGAAAGTTTTTCTTCACATATTGTTTGATAACACTAGCAGTCGCAACGTGACTCATATAAATTTCAGGAGAGTCAAGTTCTTCACCGTTCCAACTGTGAGTACGTAAGTGTTTTTGAGGAAGTTGGAAGGTCATTCCGTTTAGATTGAATTTGAATTTTTTAGACATAATAGTAAGGGTTTGATTAACATTACATAAGAAAGATAAAGAACCTGATAATTAAAGTCAAGTTCTTTATCAACTTTTTTTAAATTAATTTAGATTTATTAAGTTTAATGGAACATTCCATTGTCTGTTACCTTCTTTTAGAACGGCTTTGGTTCTGTTAATTTTGTGAACCAAGAATACTTTTCCTTTAGCTTTAGGATGATTTACTGTAACAGTCATCCCTATAGATAACTCGTTTTTAACGTCAATGGTTTCCATTTTACGTCTCCATCTGATAAGTTCTACAACCTTTTCATTCAGACTACGTAATTCTGACATTGACATTTGGTTTAACATTTCATTTGTAATAGACATAATATTAAGGGGTTTGTTAAGGGTTTCGTTGTCTCTCACAACACTTATATGATAAGTAATTATTTTATTAATGTCAAGGATTATTTTAAAATAATATAAAATCTTTTTGCGTGGTTGGGTTCATAATCTCGTATAGAGTCTTGTAATAACTTATCATCCCATTGAACGTCCAACATCATTGTATCACCTTTCATAGAACGTAATGGGCCAATCATATTATAGAATACACCATCATCATCGGTATAACTTCGTTCATTGGTAGTAGCCATTCTAATGGTGTTGTAATAGGAATATAGGTTAGACCTCCACTCAATTCGTTTGTTTTCAATAGGCGGTGTAACAAATCCTGATACTCGGTGTAATGTTTGAGACTTAGATGTATCCATTTGTAAAACGTAATAACCATTTGAGTCAAGTGGTAAGTTGATATTAAACGTTATATCAATGGTTTCTTCTTCAACTGAAGTTGGTGTAGAACAACCCGAAAGGGCTAATCCAAGTATTACTATTACTAGATAAATCAGGGGTCGTAATTCTTTCATAACATTTGTTTGTTTGGGATTGTACTATAATATAACAAAAACAAAACATATAAACAAAAAAAAAGAGAGATAATTTCTTACCTCTCTTTTCAAACCAATTAGTTTAGTTTAGAACTCATACTTTAAAGAAGCGTTCCAAGTTCTACCAAATCCAAACCATACATAGTTACGAACATCAACACCGTTCCAAGTAGTGGAAGTGTCTGTCGCGTGAATGTTGGAGTTAGATTCCGCGATGTAAGTTGCGTCTAATAAGTTATTGACGTTTACTCGTAGAGTAGCTTTTCCTACTTTACCTGTTACACCTAAATCAAGTAAACCGTAAGAAGGAAGCTTTAATGCTCCTTTATTGTTAGGCTCGGTAAAGTCAGAGTCAGTAATAGAGTAGTCGGCGTATAAACCATCTACAAATCTATATCCTAAATCTACGTTCACACCTTTCACTACTTGATAATCAACCGAAGTATAAGCGGTCAATTGTGCAGCGTCACCAACTTTAGCGTCTTTGGTATAGAGGGTACCTGTACCAATAGATTGTTGTTGGTCATCAAACAACTCCGCCTCAAAGTCTTTGGTATATCTCCAATCACCTACGGACAACATACCTGATACTTTAAGTGTGTTGATTGGTCGGTAATCACCTTCAACCTCAACACCATTGTGTCTTACATCAATGTCACGGAATTGAGCAAATCCATCAACACCCTGTGAGTTAGTTAATGAACGAGATACGAAACGATTACCCCATACAGTAGAGTACGCGTTTACATTTAGACGAACTTGTGGACTTAAATATCCATAACCAACTTCTACTGAAGTGATTTGTTCGTTTTGTATATCATCGTTCTTGATGTTCGCGTAGTTAGGGAAGATTGCATCAAAGTTAGGCTGACGAGAAATAATACCGGCATTAAAGAATACGTTATTACGGCTGTCTAGGTTTAAGTTTGCACCACCTTTGATATACCCACCACCTACTGCTACTTTTTCGGAAACAGGAAGTGTTGGTTGGTCAAACAAGTCTTCTCGTTTGTATGTTTGGTTACTTCCACCCGCTTGTAATACAACGGTAAAGTCATCATTCTTATACTCAACCATAGAGTTTAACCCATACCAACCTACATATCCAATGTTGTAGTAGTCAATCTTCGGGCCTTTAACTCCTGTGTTTTGGAATGGAGATGCGTCAATCAATGTTTCAATGATTTGACCTGCAGAGTTTTTGTTACCTGTTGAGTAGTAACCATCAAGTCCCATTAGATTATTGAGAACTCGGTAGTGATACCCTTTGTAGTTACGTAAGTCAACTCCAATGGAAGCTTTTAAGTTATCACTCTCAAACTCCAAGTTAGAAATACCACCAATCCAATCGTGGGAGTTCATAGATGCTCTACGTACTAGGACTGCTCGGTTTACGTTATCATCACGGAATCCGTTTGACCCAATAAGTAATCCATTAAACTTACTAATACTACCATCGTATGGATTAGTATTGTCTTGGTTTAATTTAACAATGGCATCAAAGTCAATACTACCATCAGGTAAACGAGAACCTCTACCATTCTCTAGGTAATGTTCGGTAAGGTCTTTTTGGTATGGTAAGATGTCAGTTTCCGCGTTGTAGTAATTACGTCCACGAGGCCCTGTTCCACCACCACGACCTGCGGAACCATACAATGAGGTATTAAGTGTTAGTGATTCACTAATGTCCCAATCCCAATTGAATGTGGCTAATGGTTTGTTGTAGAAGTTTCTTCTCATAGAGAATTCTTCTCCATTTAGAGTACCACCATTGGAGTTCCAACGTTGGTCAATTCCTGATTCACCGAAGTTTTGAAAGTCACGGATAGATACCCATACATCCCGTTGGTGGTGCCACTGTCCGGCTCCTAGGAATGAAAAGTTCAAGGAATGTGCTGACCCCTCGGGTTCATATCCTACGGCTCCAAAATAAGTCCAACCTTCACCTGAAGTATTGTAAACGTATCCGTTACCTGCCCATTTAGAAAGTAGGAAAGAGGACGCCCACCCGTTGGAGTTTTTACCTGTGTTATATACGATAGAAGTTTTAGTATATCCATCATTACCAACTGTTTGAGAAACAGAACCACCTTGTTCTCTTTCCGCTGCCTTGGTAAAGATAGAAACCGTACCACCTACCGATGGAACTGCTAGACGAGACGCACCTAAACCTCTTTGAATTTGGATACCACTAGCGACATCGGTTAGACCTTGCCAGTTACTCCAATACACCCAACCGTTTTCCATATCGTTGACAGGTTGACCGTTGATAAGAAAAGAAGTGTTACGTTGGTCAAATCCACGTAGAGTAATACGGGAGTCACCATACCCACCACCTTGTTTGGTTGCGTAAACGCCAGGGGTTCGGTTCATTACTTCAGGGAATTCTTGGTTCCCTACTTTTAATCCAATCTCAACAGGAGAAATTGTGGAAACCGCAACAGGAGTTTCACGTACTTTCGCTACATCAATAACGCCAGACGTTACTACCACTTCACCCAATACACCTGTTTGTGGTTGTAGTAAAACTACCATACCATCTACGGCGGCTAAGGTTACGGTTGTATACCCCACAAAGGATATTTGGAGTGAATCACCTTCGGTCACAGAAATAAAAAAGGAACCATCAAAGCCGGTACTAACACCGTTCGTGGTTCCTTTCTCAACAACTGTTGCAGCCGCAAGTGGTTCATTTGTTTCAGCATCCGTTACGACACCCGTAACTTGTGCGTGTGTTGTTAGTGAGGTAAACACCATCACTAAACCAATAAGTAATTGTTTCATATTATTATTGTTATTGTTTTGGTTAATAGTTCACATATTAAATAGAATATATATGAACTTAAAGATAGGAAAAAGTGTATTAGATTCCAAAAGAAATATCCCTATTGGGTCATTCTTAACATTTAGTTAATCCACACTCTGTTTGGGACGTTCATAAACCTGTCGGACATCGGTAATTCTTCACTAGACATATCTTCTACGAAGTCATGCATTAAAGAATACCATAGTCTTTTAAAATCACCAACATACATATTAGTATTCATTGTGGTCTGTTGGTAGGCTTCCAACAAACCAATAAAAGTCATATGTGCTATTTTAATATGACTTTCTTGGTCTTCTATTCTACTCTCAATTTCTTTTATAACTTGTGGTAAGTTGAGTAGTTCGGTATTTGGTTTGGAAAGGTAATTGTGTATCATATCTATAAATAGTTTTTTATTTTCACAATATACAGATATGATACATCAATGTCAACTTTTAGCTATTTGTTTTTCTAAAAGTTTTATTCTTTGTTTTAGTCGGTGTATTTCTATCATCTCTTGGGTGATGGTTCTACCGTTTGGATATTTTACCCAAACAACAGTACCATTATTGTATTTAACAATAGTTCGTAATTGGTTATTTATATACAATTCCCAATTACCATCTCTTACGTATTTATTACCTCTAACGTAGAACTTACCTTTCTGTGTAGTGTGTTTATCTACAAAGGTAAAGTACCCAACCTTATTGGGTTTAATCCACTCTATTTTCTTGTGACTTTCTACCTGATGTATGGTTTGTGCGTTTAGATTACCAACAAAAAGTGTAATCACAATAAAAATTAAATAGAATAACCGTTTTTTCATTAACATACTTAACATAGTTACTCCTCATTTATTATAAATATACCTAATGTTAAGAAATTGTTAAGATAATGTCAAGTAAATGTTAAGAAACTTACTCGGACTCTGTAACTATGGTTGCTAGTATGTAAAATAATAACATTGGGAATGGAGTGCAGAAAAGAACTACAAATAGTAACCTCCAAAGCACAGGGTCGGTGTTTGTGTAGGTTGCTAACCCACCACATAGTCCAAATAGTTTTTTGTTGGTTTTAGAACGTTTAAATATTTTCATATGATGTCTTTGATTAGTAGTCCCAATTCGTTCAACCAATACAGTACCGCTACTATAAGGAAGAACAGGAACAGTTTTTTAGTTATTTTTTTTAGGAAAGTCATATAGTAATAAATAGGATGTTATTACTAATAAACAAATGAGCCAGATATAGGATATAATTATTTGGTATGTTTCCATAATGAGGTAGCGTGGTCAAAGTCAAATCCCTGATTGGTGTGGAATCCGAAGTGGTCAGGTGAAACTTCTTCTGTCGCAAACTTATCACGTAATTCCAAAGGTGGATAGTCTTTGACAAATCCTAGTTCGTGGAATAACATATCATCATTACCGTGTCCGTGTTTTCTAGCAAACTCTACATATTCTTTTTTAGACACCTCACGTGATACTTTAGACATCCACGAATGTTTACGTATACCAAACCCACCACACATAACAGTACCTACACCACCACTAGAGGGCCCCATATAATCGTAGTCCAAAAAGTCATCAGTCCAATGGTCAAAGTTTAATGGGAATCCATCGTATTGATAAAGTATCATATGTGTCCAACCACCAACAAAGTTATCCAACAAAGGTAGTAAGTCGTATATCAAAAATGCTGAATTATTGTAGAAGTTCTTATCATCTTGAGGATGACTTGGAAAAAAAGGAACCAATGGGATATCACCATCTATTGGATTTAAACGATAACTACGTAATCCTAAACTCGTTATGTAGTCGTGTACTTTCTTTGTCTTTTCTAATCTACGTAAACAGTTTATTTGTGTGGACGGGTCTTGATAGTCCAAACAACCATTGGTGTTGACAAAGATAACTTCATCTCGTAACCGTCTAGTGAATTTATCTTTCATACTTTCTGTCGTGTTTATATTGTTGACGATTGTTCATCCATATAATAAACCAACAAGAAAGTACACCAAACACTATTATACCAACGGGATATCCAAGGTATACAAAATAGAAACCCACTACGTAGTTGGCCACCAATATCAAAAAAGAAATTAGAAAATATACTACTGAATACTTATCCATTGTTAGGCACCAAAAGTCTATACACCATATCGTCCATTGTTTTAAATCTATAAATGGTATAGAAGTTATTTGTTAGTGTTTGATATATTTGACCTATGGGTGAGGTTGTAATGTTACCATCCAACATAACGTGTAACCCTTGTTTAATCGTATCTTGTTTTTTGTTAAAGTCGCCAAAACAATGAGTGTATCCTTCTATTGATTTGGTTTCATCTGTTTCGTTTACTAAAAATACTTTATTCATTTTTATTTAATGTGTGTAAAGGTTGTTTACTCCACCAATCTTTGAATTGGTCAAAGTCGGTAATAGGCCAGGGTTCTTTGAGTTGTTGTTGGAACCGTTCCCACAAACTCAATTCTTTTTTATCAAAGTGTAGGTCATACGAACTCACCGACCGCAACCCACTATAATGACAGGTTGACTCTTCCATTAAAACGGTGGTTTGTCTACATCGTTGTCCATACCTTGATTGTCAAAGTACATAAGTGAATTGTTACTTGTCCATTGACCATCACCCCACGTGAAAGACGGTAAGTCTTCAACATTGATTTGGACTCGGGATTGAACGGGTGAGCCAGGTCGTCTACGATAAACGGTTTTTCCACCATCGGGTGATTCGTATATCCAACCATCAGCCCAATCAGTACCCGACATCAAGTCAATACGTTTTTTGAGTTGGTGTATCTCAATGGCTTGTTCAGAAATAATTTGTTTTAGTATTTTTACATTATCCATAACTATATAGGTTTTGTTATACTACAATATACACACAATACCCCCAATGGTCAAATAAAAAGAACAATACCCCCGTGTCCTACGAAAAAATTTTTGAGAGGGAGTTTTAAGCCCACTTACCTAACCACTTAATCAGTAGTCAACCGAAATACAATGGGTAAAGAAAATTGAACTCTAACGGGACGACCACGTTGTAGGCCAGGTACAAACCTAGCTTGTGATACCACACGAAGAGCTTCCTCATCACACCCCCCACCAATACCACGTATCACTCTAGGGTTTTCTACCTCGCCTCGTTCATTGACAATAAACTGTATGGTCACTCTCCCCTCTATCCCAGCTCTTCGGGCCATTTCGGGATACCTGACCTGTCGTTGTAGTTGTCCAATACCACCGACTAGTTGGGGCATTTGTTCTACTACTACAAAGAACTCGGGTTCGGTGTCTTTGGGGGGAGGGGGAGGTGGTAATAATAATTCATCACCGAAATCAAGTTCTGAATCTAGTTCAATGATTTCGTCTTCAATAATTTCATCGTTGGGAACTTCTATGGGTACGGGGGGACGAGGTGGTGGGGGTGGAGTTTCAATTTGTTTGGTCTGTATCACTTCTTCCATAACAATGGTTTCCTGAAAGGTAATAGGAGGTGGAGTTGGAGGAGCGGAGTATAGGTTAACTCGTACCAATACAATCATAATGGATAGTGAGGTTATCCAACCGATTTGTAGGTGGTGGAGATACCGTTGTCGTAAGTTAGCTTGTGGAGTTTTTTTCATAGTAGGTATAACCTTAAAAGTTTCCACCACTTCCAGCTCCACCCGAACCAAACTTTCCTTTACCACCAAAGTTTATTTTGGGGCGGCCAAGTTTGGTTTTTAACATTCCTTCCAATACACCAAAGATAAAATGAACTACTAGGGTAGCGACAAGCTCTACAACCGTATAGGAGTTTTTAACCCACCACTCTTTTCCTTTCTTTAACAATGATTTTATCTTTTGATTTTCTGTCATAAATCCTTCGTTGAACTTACTACCTATTTTTTCTACTTTAATAATAGCGGTACGTAAGGTTTTACCGTCACGGGCTGATTGTAGAATCTGTATTACTTCACGAACAATTGGTTGTTTGTCTTTGGGTAGGTTTTTGGTGTTTCGGGATATGGATTGGATTAGTTCCCGTTTTATTTGTTCTATTACCCAATCTTCAATAACTCCAACTTTTTCACCCATTTCTATAATAGTAAGTAACTCTTTGAGTTCACTAAAGTTTTCGTTTATAGGTTGTGGAGTTATGTTAGCAAGTTTTTGTAGTCTTTGTTTATCCATTGTATCAGTTGTGTTTGTTGGTATGTCTATAAATATTATTTAATAAGGATTATCCTTTTATATAAAAAACCCTTTAAGGAGAAAAAATTGACCCCGTATTGAAAACGTACCCCCCACCGCTGTAAGTCATTGTCTTTCATAGGGTTACGTAAAAGGGGGTTAGGGTATAGCGAACTCCCCCCTCCCTTATACTACAAAACCCCACTCTCCACCCCCCTTACAAGGTGACTAATGAGGTTAAGTAGCCATTATGAAATCACTTAGTATTAGAACATTGGAATCTCACTCTCCTCTACTTGAGGTTGTGGGTCTTCCACTTCACTTTCCATAGCGGATTGGAGTAGTTGTTTTAAGTAAGTCAATTCACTATCTACTCCACCTTCTGTTGAGTAGTTGGGATAGACTACGATGTCTAACACTTCTTCCATTGTAAAGCCATCATTGATTAGGCTTACCATCTCTATACTATGTCTAGTAGATAGGTTACGTTCTAGTGTTCCTTCGTCACTCTTTACATCTTCTCTTACTAGGGATACTAGTTTAGCCACTGTATTTATTTTAGTGGGTTCTACGTCCGAAAAGATTTTGGAGAGTAACTCTATCTCACCTTCTTCGTCCAAGTAGTCCATATTGATGGTCACAAATCTATCTTGAAGAGCACGGTCAATCACTCGGGTGGATGTGTATTCCATCCCAATGTTAGCCGTCCCAATGAATGTCACCGTAGGGTGGATGTTGATGATAGGAGAGTTGACCGATTCGTCTATTCTCAAATACCGTTGGTTGGGGTCTAACACACTCATCAGGATATTGAAGGCCTCAGGGTTAGCTCTACTCAACTCGTCCAACAAGATAATGGAGTTGGGTTGTTGAATAGCTTCTATGAACGGAGATTGAGAGAAGAACGTTCCCCGTGATTGGTCAAAGTGAGTATTACCTATCAGTGTAGCTCTTGGGTCTTGTGTAGAACCTAAGTTGAAGATATGTAGTGGACGACCTAACGCCTCCGCTAACCACTTGACCATCATAGTCTTACCACTTCCTGTTGGGCCACATACCAACATATTCTGTGACCTGATAACACTTCGGACTGCGTACTTCCAACGGAGTTCATCCAATACTAGGGTAGATGGTTTCATACCGTAGGACTTTGTATGTATAAATTCTCGTATCTCTTCTGTCTCTTCAGATACTTCCAACGGTTTCTGTAACTCATTGGTGGGGTTGGACTTAGTGTGGTTAAAGAACATTTCCATATCCACTCGTCTCCATCCGTTGGAGGGTCTAGTAGAATCAAACTCTAACGCTTGTCCTGATTCAACAGCCTTCTGTACGGTGATAGGACTAGGTGAGGGTTGGTCGGTTCCTGTCCGTTTATATGTCTGACCACTAGTGGATTCTAGCATATAACGGCCAGTTTCTGTTTGGAATGGTTTGTAGTATATAGTACTCATAATGTAAGGGTTTAGTTTAAGAGTAAAAACACATAGTGACTTTCACATCACTATGGAACATTAATTATGAAAATAATAACACTTAATCGTAAAACAATCTTAAAGGTTAAAAACACATAGTGCCTTTCACAACACTATGGAATGACTAATACAATGAATAAAACAAATAAAAACACATAGTGCCTTTCACAACACTATGGATGGAGACATCATCTATGAAAAAAACAAATAAAAAACAATCTTAAAGACCTGACCAAGTGTATTCAGGTTGAAGAATTCCTCTCACACCTTCTCTGTCAATAGAGTCAAACTGACATTCACTTTCAAGTTGAAACAAATACTCAACAACAGCATCAGTAATTTGTTCTTTAGAAGCGATGGGGTAAATTCCATCGGACTCATTATAAAACTCATTACAGTAGTTGACAAACTCTAACACATCACTCTGTGAGTAATCGTGGTTGGGAGTGGAATATTTAATGTTCATAATAGTAAGGGTTTGTTTATCATTAACTCAACACTTATAAGATAGTCATTCTGAATATCAATGTCAAGTCTTTTTCAAACTTTTTTTAAAGATTTTCTAATTGTTTAAGTGGGTCAGTAAAATCAACACCAGCAATGGTAGGAGAGGATGTTGGTTCTTCACCGTAAGCCATATAGTAGTCTAGTATTTCAATCTTCTCTACAATCTCTTTCACTTGTTCAACTTTAGAAGGTTCGTAGTCTAGGACATATCTACGGAGCTCAATAAGTCCACAGATTACATCACCGATAATAGAGTCATAAGATTTATTCATAATAGTAAGGGTTTAGTTAATTGAAATTGTTTGGTAAGTTTCTCCACTTTCAGTCGTGTGAGTAGTAATAGTAATTGTTACATCATTTATAGTCATCATAATAGTAAGGGGTTCGTTAACATTACATCTATAATATAGGTATTCTGAAAA